GGCCCGACCAGCAGCGTTTAAACCGCCTTTAGGATTTTGATGAGCCTTTTTTACCATTAGACTTTGCCTTTTTCTTTGGAGCCTTACCACCTTCCCAAGCCTCATTTACTTCGGGAGTAGAAGGGTCATCCGCGACTAGGTGACCCTTCTCGTTTCTTGCCCTTTTCGGGTCTGCCTCATTTCTGTGATATACTCTTGGATCGTCTTTAATTTTTGTCATGCTAAATTCAAAAGTTTAGCTTTTAACTTCGCTAACCTTTCGTCCTTCTGTTTATAAAATTTCTTACGTCTTTCCTGGCCTTTGGCCTTTCTTTCCGCTAATAACCTTTCTTTTCGTTCAGCTGCGGTTTCCCCTCTTGCAGCGCTAGACCCTCTACGATCTGAGGCTGGTCTGCCAAAAATATCTTTACCAAGATTTTTCATAGCTTCTTGGCTGCGTTTTTTTCTATCGTCTAGCCTGGCATAATAGTCTATGCCTTTTTTCTTAACGCCTATGTCCATTAAGAAATCGTCTTTAGCTTGCGTTAATCCAAATGTGCTTTTCTTGCTAGCTGTAAACTTTTCACTACCAGACGGCCCACCACCAGCTGCGATTTGCATTCCGGTATACTGAGCATATCCCTCAGAAACAGTCTGTGGCTTTGGATTAAACATATTTTTAAAAGAAAACTTTTTCTTTGTTGGTTTCTTAGCCATAACTAGCCGCCAAGTTTTTTCTTAATTTCATTAATAGCAGCACCTTCTTGCCTCAGAGGTGAGAACAATAATCGCATACCGCCAGTTCTTCTCAAGCGCCTACGCTTTTGTAGTCCTTGCATCTGAGTTGTTTCTTGCGCTTCGGCTCTTTGCTCTTGCCGATCAATCACTTCCTCTGTTGGTGTAGCAGCTGGCGCTGCCGCTGGTGGTGGTGCTTTTTTTCTTCCAAAAATACCGCTCATTTATTCAAACCTTACCATTGAATAATAGTCGGCCCCCTCTGGGCCAAACTTTCTGTGTTTACACTCTACCTCAAAATGTAGTGCTTTGGCAAACCTTAATGCCACCATATGTTGTGATTTTACAAAAATTTGCATCCTTCTGATACCAGATGTAGCCATAACCTCGCCTAAAAGCGCTCTTGCGCCTATCAAAGTAGACCTTGTGTGATTTTCTAGACCTTCGCCTGGAATAAACCATGCCTCCACTACGCCAGGCCAAACATCTCTTACACCGAACACGCAAATAACTTTGCCTCGACCGATAGCTGCCCAGCTCCAGCCATGCTCAGAATTTTCCCAAACATAATCTAAATATCCTGGAATACTATCAGCGTACTCTTTTTCGTGTGGCCCCAGGTCTATGCTTAGAAGATGGTTGTATTGTAGCGGCACGATTTGCTCATCCGGCCTCATTTTGAACGTAGGAAGCTGTATAAGGCCCATCAGAACACGTTAAACTCGCTATTCGCAGTATATGATCCCTGTTGGAAAGTCGTGCCATACGAGCCTCTCCGTAAGCGTCTCTGCTCACCGCCACCTAGCATGAGATAGCCAAAAGCATCTCCACAGTGCGAATGTTCGTTCTTTACTGGTGCATCTTTAAATCTTTCCTGACCAGCGCCCAGGCTTTGCCTTTTGAAAAAATATCCACCACTAAGAGATTTTCGCAGCCTCAAACATTTTTTATCGACAATTAGTCCTGGTTTACCGCTAACTAGCCTGGACATTGGAGAAGCTCCGGCCTCGCGTCTTACCTGGAAAGCGTTGCTATCTGTTGGTTGTGCCTTAAATCCCAGGGATCTGAGATGATCGAAGGCCGTAACCTCATAGATCTCATCACGTTTATTACCAGCTGGATCGCCCCAGATTAAAATATCGTGCTTAGAATATCGTTCTGCTATTCTTCCCAGGAGTTCCTGGCCAAATCGCTCTAGGCCCATGTCAAAAGTTACCAGCTCATCACAAACACGCCAGGCACCGCCCTGGGTACGCTGACCAAAGATAGCAGCTGGCGTAAGTCCAAAGTCCACACCGATTTGTATCGGATAGTAAGGATCTACCTCCACATCACCGGACATAAGCTCATCATCATACTCAGGCCAAACTGGTCTGCCTTCCTGGACAAAAGTATACATTCCCTGGGCATAACATCGAATCCAGTCTACATTCTTACCACCAAGCAGCTGTTGATAGTAACCTGGTGGCAGATTGTTAGCATTTTCAGCATTTTCATTGATACGCCACCATTTTGCCCCAGAAAACACAAAGCCCTGGGCATCGGGGTTATCGTCCGGCACTTCATCAGGCGAAGCTTGCAATACGCCACCTGGTTGTCTGAAAAACGTCCAGGGATACTTTCCCTTGATCGGATGCTTTTCTGCTACCTCATGCCACCAATGATCGCTATCTGGTGGGTTTGTATCCATCCAAATCCCATACCAGGTAGGACCGCCATCTAATTTTGTAGGATATCGACCTACTCTGTGCGTCAATCCATCGATCACCGCCTTCGGCAGCTCTCTGGCCTCATTCACCCAGGCACCAGTAAGTTCCAGGGATAATAACTTTCTTACATCTTGCGGAGAAGAAAGCGCCATGAATATCACTTCACAATCGATGCCTGGGATATCACCCCTGGTGGGGATCTTGATATGATGTGAAATAGGTGGTTGCCAGCGCATACCACCCCACACATCCTCGGGAAATAATTCTTGCCAGGTTTTTATAGTTGTCGTGCGCAGCTCGGGATAAGTATTTCTGACGATAACGAAACGTGAATAACGAATACCATCTCTAGGACTAGGCTTTTGCTTTACGGCCCTTAACATTATCTCGGCTGCACAACCATAGGACTTACCAGATCCAACCGGACCCATCAAGCCCCTAACGAAACTTTGATCGTGTATAAACTTCCAAACAGTCGGGCTATTCTCAAAGTTTAAATCAAGGCTGGGGATCGCGCTCATTTTTTTCCTTCAACGCTTTATCTGCCAGCATAGCATAGAACTCAACGCCCTCACTTACCCTGGCTATGTCTCTAATCTCTCTCAATGAACCCTCAAGCGATTTTATTCGTTCTTCGAGCATATAGATCGCAACCTCAAGTCTTGCTGTCTTGTTCATCGATTACCTCCGCATACTCAGTTGTTTCCGGACCCTTCATATTAATCCCAACAATCGAGGGCTTATCGCTTTCCTTATCATCGGTATCCAGAAACCCAGCTGCTTTTGCCAGGACACGCAGCACCGAAACCTTATCGTGCATCTCAATCGCAACACGACCATCCGGCATAGGCGTGATCCTTTTGATAGCTCTCAACGCATAATCAGGAATATCCTCCTGATCCTTCATCGTGCCATCTAAATTCATAATTTCAGTAATAGAAGTTGTACCCAGGGCAATAAGCTCCTGGGCAACAGCTTCCTTATTCTGCTCTAATGTCGCGCTGGTCTTAACCCTACGCTGGGCAACCCTAACACCGCCAAAGCGGCCTATAGGTGTTTGCCTGGTTCTAGCCATTAAATCGGTATCTCATCATCAAGATCATTAGCCGGAAGATTACCCTGGCTCGATTGATCGGACCCCTTAAACTTATCGTCCATCGGAAACAGGCTTAACCAGATCTCAGCTTCCTCGTTAGGTATCGGTAACGCATTTAACTTAATACGCATACCCTTACTATCCTCAAAAGCTATACCCAGCTTTACCCAATCAGATTTCTCAGGATCAGTTCTTCGTTTCTGACCCTGAACTACGTTAAACATTTTTTTCATTTTATTTCCTTCCTATTATCTTTCTGGTATCGCATTTCTTTTGGGAAAAATCCAGAAAATATTTATGTGGGACACCCATATGTTAGCGGAGGCCCAGGGGGGGCAAGGGTGGTGTTTTTTTGATTTTGACCAGGCTTTTCGCATAATATGTATTATGTTAACTGTGTTATGTAATGTTATCAATAACTTAGCTGTTTTGTACCAGGTAAATGTCGTAAACAGAACATTATATCCTGGTATTTTTCACAATGTTTCGGATCGCCTGGTTAGCCTGGACATTACTCGATCTGCCCAGGGCTTTCGACACTGGAACCTGGAAGTATCCTATTCCCCTGGCTAGATCCCTCCTATTCTTATAGCAATATGTAGCATGGTTTGTTAGTATCTCGGACCACATCGGCATTGTCAGGCCTTCCCTTATCCACCTGGCAATGACCAAGATATCCTTATCATTGACAGACCTTGGAGTTCCATACTCATTACATATTTTTAAAAACAATGCAGAAAAGCGTCTAGCATCATCATTATATATATTATTATTATACGTTCTATTGTCTCGTTCTGTGTGACCTCTGGAAGTCACAGGTAGGTGTGACCTCTGGGGGTCACAGGTGCTAGAGTTATCCACAGGCTTTTTATTAAGTTTAAATGTCTTGAGAAACTGTTGCTTTTGTTCCTGGGCAGCTGCTTGTCTTGTTTCTTCCAGGGCAATCTGTGATGCGGCTGTTAGGTTTGCTTTGGCCTCTTGTTCGTCCTGAGGAGCTGTTGGGAATACAACTCTGACACTTGTTGTCTTTTGATACTTGGATCTCTTTTTTGCGTAGACAAGATATCCCAGGTCTCGAAGCCTTCTCATTTGTTTGGCAATCGCAGTCCTGGAAACGCCCAGGTCAACAGCTAATCTATCCTGGCTTACCCAGGTGACGCCCAGCTGATCGGTGTAGGTACAGATCACGACCAGGAGAGAGAGCGCAGCTGTGCCATGCAACTGCTTGTCCATTGCTGCTTGGATCGGAATCACTGAGTAGTTTCTCAGGTCCTGGTTTTTAGCTTTCGGTGGTAGCATCTTCTCCCCACTGTAAAGCCATTGCGTCAGCTATACCTTGATAGGTTTCACTGCGTTTTTTCCAACGATCTTTTGATGGTGGTAATTTATTTTGACCTGAGTCAGTTTGATTAGACCACCTTGCTTTCCCATTTATCATCCTTGGCTCTATGTAATCAGTGGGTTTTAACAACGGAAGGTTTTTTAACCAAAGACAAGTGCGCTTGGAAGCGTCATCTCCAAACATATAAGGATGAATTGATTGGTCAGCTTTTCTGATAGCCGTGCCAATCCTACCAACAGGGTTCTCTACGGCTATTTTGTTCACTGGTGCATTTAATAATAAACGAACAAACTCTAAAGCCTCCTCAGTCTTTTTCTCTCTTCCTTCCACACGTTTATTCCAATGCAAACCACTGCTACATAAATAAGTGCATGGTGGAAAAGCCAACATTAAATCCCAGCCATCATTTAAAATTTGTTCTACATCACCAGTTATGTGATGTTTTGATTTATCGTCAGAAGGCAGCAAATCGCAAGACCACGCATCGTGACCAAACTTCCGAAATGCCTCCCTTACACGACCAGAAAATTCACAAGCTACTAATACCTTCATTCTATCTCTTCCCATTCTATAGTAATTAAAATCATTGGATCTCCGTACTTCTTTGTGGCTGCTACCTGGTACACCTGGGCATCATCCTCGAACATAACGCCATTGAGAGCGTCCAGGGCGATCTTAATCACATTATCGATATCCGGCCTACCAGGGAACACTTCGGCTCTCCAGGCGGCTTCTGTGCGCTTCCTAGACCATGATTTGGGTACTTCGAACTGTGCCAGGACATGAACCTTGCAAGGTGTGGTGATGGGATCGAGGCCAAGCTCAACCATTTTATCACTTGCGATAGCTGCCAGGCGCTTCTCATAATCCCTGGTTTTTGTCGGGGTGTATGCTCTGCCTTGCCTGGTAAACCTGGGCCGACCTTTTCCGATCGGCTGCCCGATCATCCAGACATCAATCCTCATGCGATCGAATCCAGCTTACCATCTCATCCCTGGAAGCCAGGCGTTCAGCTGAAGTGTCCTCTTCCTGGTACGGAGCCGGAGCCAGAGAGATATCTGGTTTCTGCTGACCTGGTAAGTGATGATCGATCAATTCACTGATAACCATTGCCTGGGATTGACCATGCTTTTCTGAGTAATCCACCAGCTTTTTCTTTATTCGACTCGAAATCCTGGTGGTAAAGTTAATTAAGTTTTCATTGTTTTCAATGACTTGCTTGCGCTTGACCATTTTTTTTACCTTTTTTTATGTGACACCACTTGACACTATCCGGTATCAGTATTACCTTCAAGTTGTAAGTCAATAGTTTAGGAGAAAAAATGCAAGACTTGTTTGACCAGGTAGAAGCTCGAGGCCCAGGCGAAAGACAGACCGACCTCGAGGATCTGATTGCGGAGACCGGCCTTCCCTGGGAATGGCAGATCAAGGAGATCCCATATGGATGCGGAGAATACCAGGTCCATCATGTAGGTCACATGGAATACGAGGTTGTCCATGCGACCACCGGAAACAAATGGGGCTGGTTCCAGGGCAAAGGATTAACCAACCTTTCAGATGCAGCCGCTTGCGCCCAGTGGCACAACAAATATGACCAGGAGGAAATATGACTGAAGAAATATGCTTCAATACTAACAGGCAGTATTCTGACGAAGGCCAGATTATCCACGCAAAAAGAGAAAATGGAGTTGTTACTTTCGCTGACGTAACCAGGAAAATCTACGGCTCAATCAATTATGATGATTACGCTACTGATTGGAGCTATGAAAGCGCCAGCGTTTTCCAGGCGTTAGTCATGAAGCATTACGATAGAAACTGGTTTTATCCCAGCATCGAAGCTTACCATTATTTTTTATATTGTCAGACCAAGGAGGAAATATAATGGCATATATCACCCAGGAAATGAAAAGAGAACTTGCACCAGGTATCAACAAAGTGTTGAAAAAATACGGATGCAAAGGCTCTATCTCTACCCCAAACCGCACCATGTTGTGCGTAACAATCAGCCAGGGGCCAATCGATTTCATTGGCAAGGCTAACAAGCAAGGTAAAGAACACAGCGAGTGGACAGGGCGAACCTTCCACCCCATCGAGGGATCTTACCAGGAAAACCCTTATCGATATTCAGATCCTGTAGGCGGTCCAGCAGCTGACGACTACAGCGACAAATTTCACATTGCCGATCTCTTTTTAGATGATTTGAGAGACGCTATGCGAGGCACCTTGTACTATAACAATGATGATATCATGACCGACTACTTCGATAGCGCTTACTTCATGAGCATCAACATCGGTAAATGGAACAAACCCTATCAATTAATATAACGGAGGCACATTGAAATATATCGTTTATAAACTTTGTGAACATGGAGCCAGGACAATAGGCGAGTTCGAAACTCGCCAGGCTGCCTTGAAGAAACAGAACGAACTGCTTGGTCAACAAGAGTTCAGTGAATGTTTTATATCAATATCAGAAGTAGAGGAGGACCAATGAGAGATTGGATCGAAGCAGTAGTTGGTGGAGTGTGCTTGTTTGGCACACTTTACTTATGGTTAATCATAGCCGGAGTTTTAGCATGACAGCTGATGAGTTGATTGCGCTTATCCACAGCGCCATAAAAGAAACTAAAGTAGATTGTGAACGGCTCACAGACTTTGAGCAAGACCCAGACGAAATAGTTATGAGATTTTTTGATTTAGAGGAGGAAGAAAATGAGTAATTTAAGCACTCAAGAACGTGTTGAAGCGCACGTTAAATACCACTTCACAATACCAAGATGGGATTGGGATGAGTTAAGGGAGATCTATTTGCGTTGGTGTCATATCGAGAACGATTATCTTTACAAAAGCTTTAAACAACAAGGCCAACATATGACAGCTGATCTATTACAAGAGATGCAAAAAACGCTAAAGTCTGAGATTCATGGCCAACAAAAAGAGGCGCAACAATCTCGAAGATCGGTTGAAAAGTTTAGAGATGTTCAAGGTGATGAGATAACAGATAGGCTTCTTAAAGCTATCAAAGACTCATCCAGGGCAAGATCAATGGACTACAAAAGATTTTGTGAAACGGTCCATAGGCTTACTGGTCAAATGAAACACCTGGAACTTAAAATTAAAAATTTACAAGAGGAGATACAATCTTGATTAACCAAGTTGAAATAAAAAAAATGCACCACCGCAACGGACCTGACACGGAAGTTACAGCGGCGCTCAAGGTGGCTCCGAGGGTAACAGGGAGGAGGTTACAAATTCTTTGCGGCCTTGCACAGTGCGGAGAAGCAAGGACAGGCAGTGAGCTTGCAAAGAACCTCGGGCTATCTATCCTTAGCGTAAGGCCAAGGCTTACTGAATTGCAAGAATTAAATTGTATTCTTGACACAGAAACTAGACGTAAAAACGAGTTCGGCAACACTGAGATCGTATGGCAAATAACAGAGAAGGGATGGCAATATGTTTATTAACTACGAAGAAATCAGGCGCATGTCTGATAGCATTAGGGAAATGTGCGGAGACGATGAGGACACGTTCCTGGACACTCTTGACGGTGAAACAGACGCAATGGATGTTCTGGGCAAACTAATCCAGCAAGACCAGGAGCTGAAAGCCCAGGAGAAAGCGGTCAAAGAGTTGATCGATCTATATCGAAAGCGTGTAAGCACACTGACCACCAGGCAAGATGCAACCAGGCAAGTTATGTTGCAGCTGCTCGGGGCAATGGGTCAAAAGAAAGTACCTCATGCCCTGGCAACTGTCAGCGTCACGAAACCGCGCTGGTCTGTCGAGATAACTGACGAGGCCCAGGTGCCAAGTCAGCTGAAAATAACAACAACCAAACCAGATATCCAGGCAATTAAAAAGATCCTGGACGCTGGCGAACCAGTACCAGGGGCTAGGCCCAAAACAGGAAATCAATCAATCAATGTGAGGTTAAAATGAATAAGACTTGGAAAACACTTTCGTCTTTAAATGTAAATGACGATAAAGAAAAGAAAGGGCAGTTTGATTACTTGTCCTGGGCAGATGCCTGGAAGCACGTTCAGAGCGCTGTAGATGATGCAACTTATGAATTGCTTGATGATATTGTTTACCCAGATAACAGTCGAGAGGTTCGATGCAGCGTTACAATCAATGGAGTAACGCATACAATGTGGCTTGCAGTTATGGACTACAATAATCGAGCGATCAAAAATCCAGACTCAGCTGCGATCAACAAAGCCAGGATGCGCTGTTTCGTAAAAGCAATAGCAATGCATGGCCTGGGTTTATACATTTACCAGGGCGAGGATCTGCCAGATGAATTAGATGAAAAGCCAAAGAAAAAGAAACCTGAGATCGATGTGAGTGTGCAGCCCCAGGAACCAGTGCAAGAGGGGCGAATGGATCGTATAGCTAGGGAAGGTTGGCGGTTACTATGGCACAATGGGGAGTTTAAGGATATTCTCAGCACTCCTGGAATGTTCAGCACCGAATTGTTGCAGACTCTTAAACTTTACCAGGAAAAGAAAAAATCCAGGAAGTCTCAGCTCGAGCTTGTCCTGGCTAACTTTGACAACCTGGATAAGCTGGGCGAAACAACCAGGCATACAGCTGAGATTGGCTTGAAGGGCTTGCTTGACCTGGAAGATGTAAGCAAAGATGCGCTTGAGTTTGCCTGGAACAAAATACAGAAACAGGTGAAGTAATGACTTGGGAACAATTATTGCGTAAGCAAGAGAAAGAAAAAGCTGCGTTCCTTGAGAAGTATGCCAAGCGTGAGATCTCCAGGATCAGGGGGGCCAGGGAGTTAAGTATCTCTTTGACCTACATGACTAAGCTTATCAATAAGTACAACATTGATTGGCCTACTCGACAAGCGCAGCGAGAGGGAACTGGTATCAGTAAAGTTCCTGGTGGTGTAGATACTTATATTCAGATGGCAAAGGATGGGCTATCTCAGGCCGAAGTAAGCCGAAAGCTTGGGGTCTCAACTCAGAATGTTTGCAACGTAGCCAGGAGAAACAAGATAAAGTTTGCAGATGGCAGAGCAAAGGGAGGGCCAAGAAGCCAACGAATACACTTCGACTAAAAACAAATTACTTTCTACGAGCAGCCATCATTTTTTTCATGGCTGCTTTTTTTAATTTAGGATCTTTCTTAGCAGCCTTTGA